GTAGGCCGTTCTGCTCCTTAAGTTCGGAACGTATGGATTCAAACTCATGCGTCCCGTCCGCGAGCTGTTTTTCATGATCCGTCACGACTTTCTTCAACACCTCTATTTCCGTTTTCATTTCTTGCGCCTGGGCATCGCGTGCAAGAGCCGTATTTTCTCGGTCCTTGTTTATAGCGTCAATTTCGGCGTTGGCCTTTTTTGCGTTTGAATCGCTCCTAAAAGCCTTGAAAAAAGCAGCCACGCCTGTGCCCATCGCGCCAAATAAAAATGTTATGTCGAGTCCTGAAATATCCATTAGTAATAAATCTTTAATAAATATTATTGAAAAGCTGGAACAGGTGAAGCAAACACTGGACGCCATAAATTGTCCGTTCCTTTTTCTACACCCATACAAATCAAAGTCAAAAAATTCCCTACCGGCAAAGCTATTGAGGAATAGTCGCTAGGAGCATGTGTCCCGTGACCAAACTTATAGTACGTTACGTTAATGGCCGAATTTGATGTATTTCGATTTGCAACCATTACCATAGTTCCAAACTTATAAGGCACTGCGTTTGCGGTATCATAACCGGTATCTAAACTAACATTACTGTCGGCAGGTCTTAACGATGGTGCGGACTGTGTGTCTTGAACATTTAAATCCCCGCAGAACAATTTATGCGGTTCAAGTTTGTCTAAACCTTCAAGAACCCAGCCACCATTTTTTACGCTCAATTTTACTTCGTGGTTTGTATCATTTATCGAAGCATTGAACGTAAAACCTTCGTTTCCAAGTTCCCACATCCTGGCAATTTCGGAAATTGTTCCACTCCCGCTAAACGAGTCCCCGACCGTATGGTCTTGAACTGAAATTTGGTATGACCAGCAGCGTCCTTCCGCTCCGATGAAAAATCTGCCCCATTCATTATTTTGAGGATGCAGCCAATAAGTACCATTTCCTATGTTAATTTTTATCCTATTCGTGTCCTGGTCACGCCAATGGACAACAACATCCACAAATCCACGAAAATTTTGGGTTCCGGGTGTCAGCAAAGTTAAAGCCGTATCTACATTATTTTGTTTGTTATCAAGCAAAATAATTGTATAAGGCTTGTCGCTAATCGTGACATCCGTAGCCGCGGAAAATTCAACCGGAACAACATTCAATTTTGAAACAATCCCGGACGATTGAAGTTGTGATAGTGCAAGTGACCGATTCCTCCTGCCTATCGGGTTTCCCGGTTGTATCAAAACCAGGAGGTCATCAAGCGTTAGTTCCGAGGCACGGGGCAACATTGATCCGGCAATCGGAGCATCTGGTATTTGTCTGTTGTAAGGCATGGGGAGTTCCTTTTTTTGTTAGTGCGTAACAGCAACACCTTTATTTTCAACTTGAATTTCAAGTTCCATCAAAGGCGTCAATACCTGGGATGCGTAGGCATCTTGAATGTTGTAGTCATCCATACGGATGATGGAGCCAGACTTAATGGACAACCCAAACGATGTTGTGGCCCCAATATCAATAGCAATGTCCTTTTCCTCCCAGGCGTTCCACTGAACCATAGCCACGGATATAGAACCCGGAACGGGGGTGAGGCCACTGCAAGTCAATTCCAACACCACTTCTCCGGCAGTTTTACCCGGAGGGGCCTGAAGTTTATCATAGCCCGGAGAGAGTAACCTGGCCCGCTTAATACGGACCGGGGAACCTCCCGGAATGACAGCCAGTTCTGCCCCGCCCTGATAAGTGTTCATCACCTTGGGTGTAACGGGAGTATCTGCTGCAACAGATGCAGAGGCATCCCGGTTGTTTCCTGCAAATGTATAATCGGCTGGAATAGTAAAGATAAGGTCAAGTTTTTTCATTTTGGCTCCTTGTTAAAAATTTTTATACGGGTAATAATTCCCATCTTCACAAATCATAAGTGAATTTATGAACTTGGTTAAATCTGATAATCCACTAGAGAAAAAGAAAACAATATAGTTAAATTCACCCACGGCACGAATGGAATCAGAAAAACACCGGGAGGCGGATTGTTTCAGCCCGGCAGTCGTCAGAACACTTCCAGAGCCATAAGTGGTTCTCCCCGACTCTGGAATTTCATCAACTTGGCCGCAAACCCACCTATTAAAAACATCATCACCCAGGTCACAAGAAAACCGAAGCACCTTGCCCTTCATTTCATCCGTAATCGGAACCACCAGGGACCTCTGGGAACTATGATTTACATCTATGATAAAATCTGACCCCACTGTTCCGCAATAGCCTTCTATAAGGTGAGCAGAGGCCTTATCAAATAAATTTTTAGGTTTTACGGACTTACAAACCCGGACGCAAACCTTTAAATTTTCGCCAAAGGCATAGGGCGGGAACTGAAATGAACTAGACCCAATAAGGGCAGCAATAGTTTCGTTTAGGGTGATTGTAGATGACCACAAAATAGACCTATCTAATTGGGACTCGGAATTTGAAGATGTCCGACTGGGAACAGCTGCAAACCCCGAAGAATTAGTGGCATTAGGCCATAAACTATACCCAGTTGACTGGGCCGCCAGCGCATCTGAATTACAAGCCTCTACCAAGTCTTGAAAATCTACTTGGGAGGGGACCCGCCACCCGGAATTTAGTTTGCCCTCAATGAGCGACACATCCGAATGCGGATAATAGCACCCAAAGTTTGTATGGGATGGCCGGGTTTCACTCCCGCTAGTTTCCACCGCCAGGTTTTCAATAGTCCAGATAAGATTTCCAATTTTTTTAGTCTTGTATACTTTTCCATCTATTGAAACACCGGGCGCACCTTCTGCGTATATACCCCCATTAGGATATATGCCACTGTTGTAAATTCCCTTGCCCATATTGGATTCTCCTTTATAGTATAGTTAAATATTATTGTAAGGAGGAACAGGTGTAGCAAACACCGGACGCCATAAATTGTCCGTTCCTTTTTCTACACCCATACAAATCAAATTCTGAAAATTCCCTACCGACAAAGCATCTGCGGAATAGTTACTAGGGGCACTGGTCCCTCGACCAACTTTATAGTATGTTACGTTAATGGCATTCGATGCATTTTTATTTGCAGCAATTACCATAGTCCCGACTGGATATGGGACCAAATTTTCACTCGAATACCCTGTAGTTAGGTCAACATTAGTTGAACTTTGTATATAACTAGGAGCATCACCACGCTGTTGTAGAACTAACCCACCCATAACAAGTTTATCTAAACCTTCAAGAGTCCAATTACCGTTTTTTACACTCAATACTACTTCATGGTCGGTTCCACTAATTGAAGCCTTAAAAGAAAATCCCTTGTTGCCAAGTTCCCATTCTCTAGGAGTTCCAGAAACTGTTCCAGAACCGCTAAATAGGTCTCCTATAGTATGGTCTTCAACCGATATTTGATGGGACCAACATCTTCCTTCTGCACCAATAAAGAACCGACCCCATTCATTATTTTGTGGATGCAATAAATAATAACCATTCCCGATATTAACCTTAATTGGTTCGGTGTCTTGGTCTCTCCAATTAACAACAACATCTACAAAACTGCGGACATCTTGAGTTTGTCGCTCTGGAAGTAAAGTCAATCCCGTTTCTGCGACATTCTGCTTATTATTAAGAAGAATAATTGTATAAGGTTTGTCCGAAGGAATTGGAACATCAGTAGACTCCGAAAATTCTACTTCAACGATATTTAAATCCGAAAGAATGCCAGATGATTTAAGATTTTCCAGAGTTAAACTTCTGGACTTTTGACCTATCGGGTTATTCGGTTGGGTTAGAAGAAGAATATCATCCTTTGTAAGCTGACCAGCTTGTGGCAGCATTGAAGGAGCAATAGGCGAATCTGGTATAGGTCCTCTGTAAGGCATAGTTTTAATCTCCTTTAATTTCCAAGAAGGGGTATATTGTCTGGTAGCATGGACATAGCCACGGCAGAATTTGGAAGTCTATTATAGTTTTGGCTCATAAATTAAAATCCTCCAAAATCATTCCAGTTTAAAACAACTTATTTTCAAGACAATCTGTAGGGGCGTTCCATACACCATGCTTCCTTTTTCATAGTCAACAGTAAATCCCGTGAAACCGTCAAAACCCGACGGGGAATCATAGAGCGATACTTCTAGTGAATCGCCATATAATTGACTGAACGTATCGTCCTCTCCATAAGCGCGTGATTTTTCTTTGGCGGCAATAATAGTATTATGCCCGGTGCCTTGTTTCTTTAATAATACAAAACCTGTATCAACATTATCTTCGCCACCATATTTAAAAGTAACTTTTATCTGTACCGGTGATGTGATAAGACCAGAACGGATGAACTCAAAAAACGAATCGGTTTGAATGTAGACTTGTTCCCCGCTGGCGTTCGGAACGGTCGTTGAACTGGTGAAGGTTTCGGAATACTTTACGGACCGCATCTGGTAGGTCGCATTAAGTATCGGTAAATTGTTACCGTTATTAAGCGGTTTTACGTTCCAGTTGACAATACCTATGTTAGTGTTGCCGGATGCTGTTCCCTCGGGATTTTCGCTTGTAAACAACTGCGGAGAGTTTGCACTATTGTCCTTGAAGCTGTTGTTGAACGCGGTTATATAAACGGTACTTCCATTCATTTTTCCCGCACCGATTCCCATTGAACCATTACCGCCGGAAACAAATGTATTGTTGTACAGCTCAAGGTTCATTTCGCCTACGTACAGAATATTTGTAGTGTCATGGATAAAGAACGGCGACGATGTTCCACCGATAATTTGGCAGTCCCTAAACGTGAACGTACAACCGCCATAAATGCCGACGCCTACACTATTATTTCCCTTGTCCGATTTAAGTATGCACCTTTCTACAAGGAAAGTCTTGCCGAATGATTTGTCGGAATCAACGTGCAACGAATACGCAGTCGCCCCGGATTGGTCTTGGGATTCTCCACCACCATCGTAGGCGTAAACTTGAATATCCCTCAATACGCCGGTAGTCATTTCAATCGGGGCTTTAGAATAAGTATTCCAGCCGTTCTTGATGATTGTATTAAGGCACCCGTCTCCGTAGATGGTGACGGTTTTACCGAAAAGTTGGACTGCCTCATTATCATAGACCCCGGCCTTTACATGGATGACATCACCATCTATAGCTGCGGCGGCGGCTTCGGTAAGAGACGTAAAGTCACCGGAACCGTCCTTTGATACTATAATTTCTGAATTTTCAAGCCATCCTCTAAAATGATAAGCAGTTTTTGTAACATGATTATCTTTGCGCTTAACGACAAAGAAATTGTCAATGTTTGTTTCTTTTACAGAGTATCTTGCAAATCGAGCTTCTTTTGCTAACGAAAAATCAAATGCAATATTTCCGGTATTACATTCAAAGCCTATTATAAATTGTAAATTTATGTCAAAAAGAGCAACTTGGTCGCCAGCAACTGCATTCTTCACAACATAGTGAAGGTCACTACCGTCTATAGGAATAAAAGGAGTGCAACAATATTGCCCATTAGCAACTTCTTTACCATCAGTCCCTCTAACCATCCATCCTTCAATAAGTGAAGACTCGTCAAACCAGTTTGTTCCGAAAATTCGGGGCTTTATCTTTGAAGCTACTTCATCACCCCTAGACATAGCAGCATACAACGCTTTTACTGATGCCATTAAATTGGCTGGTAGTTTATACGAAAGGTTACCATCTAACAGAAAATAATTATTTTCTGTTAAATCTCTTTCTCTGGCAGTAAGTTGTATTTCATGAACTTTTTTACTCATGGTGCCCTCTTTTAAATCGAAACTATAATTTGTTCACCATCGCTATCTATAATTTGTTCACCATCGCTATCAACAAGTTCTGTGTAAGCGAGGTTATTATCTATAACGAATAATTGCTGATTATCTTCATTTACAATATAGCCATAAGGATCGCCATATTCAGCAACAAGGAAAGTCCCTTCGCCAAAATCTACACCTGATGCAGCAGCAATGTTTTTTACTTCGTCTATATCTGGTTTGGTTATTCCCTGGCCAAGAACGAAATAAAGACCAGCGGGCCATACTGGACAAAGAATTATGTCCGAAATATCGAGCACAATCTTGAAATAGTTATAGATGCCCTCTGGTGTCGGCAGGTCTTCGGTTCCGCTGCCTATGCGGATTCTCGTCCTCAACTGTTCGTCTGTCTCGCCAATATTTCGAACGATTCCAAAGTATAGGCCGTAATAGTCGAGCATCGGGCCGACGGCATCTTCAATGTTGAAGTTGTCGGAAATCTCGCGCAACGCTCTTTCCAGTTCGTCCGAGAATCCAAGGGCAGCGTCGATAACGCCGAGTAGCTTCGTACTCCGCTTGTATTGTTCAGGAACGTACTTTCTCTGTTCCGAAGAATAATTTGTTATCGGCTCGCTCATAAAATACTACCAATACTTAAACTATTCAGCAACAAAGGAAATTCTATCATCTTCAAGGGCAGCGTAGCTGAAGAACGCGACCGGAATCTGTTTGTCCGTCTCGTAGCTAGACGAACTCGGGGGCGAGTCGGGGTTTTCCGTCACCGCCACGGCGCACGTTGCGACGCCGATTCCCGGAACATCGTAAAGCCCCTGGTTTATTCGTGTCGAAATCACATCCTTGCCGAGCGTATATTCACGTTCGGCCCATTCGACAAGCGCCGCCTTTACCGCGTCCTGTCCGGGGAAGGCTTCTTCGTCGTAAAGCGAATACGTGACCTTCACCCAAAGATATACCGCCGTCGGGCGGCTAAAGCTGATTTGCTGTTCGATTCCGTGGCTGTCGGTGATGTTTACCGAAGTATTGCCGTATGGCTGTATGCCCGCTGGCTGGTTCTCGTAAATGCACCGCGCTATATCGTTGTCGTTGCCGCCAATGACAAGCGAAGTGAACGCCTTGCCCGGAATGCCGTCCGAATCGGTAGCAAAACCACGGTTGGACTTGACAAGGGCCGAAGAAACGCCTTGAACATTGAGCAGGGCGGCTTCTATTGCCGGGTCTGTCGCGAGGCTCTTTCTCACCCTTGCAGCGGCTGCACGGCGAACCCTCAAAGATTCGTCGGATTCCAGGTCTTCGCCTGGGTCACCGGCCACGTAGTTGTAAACGGAGTTCCAGCCGCTTACGCCGACGGCAATAGTATCAAGCTCGCCAATTTCGCATGTCTGGTAGCCCGTTTCAACGGCGGTAAATTTGCCGTTTGCTCCCGACTGAATGATGAAATCGGATGGCATGGCCCCGGTGATTCCGACGGGAGAACTATCGGACATCCTTACGATAAGTCCGCGAACTGTAAGAGTTGCGGAACCGCCCGCACTATTTACGGCCGTCCTTAATACGGATAAATTGCTCGAGCTCGTGGAATTGTTCAGTGTCACGTCACCAAACGTGAAGTGGAAAACGTACTCCGTATTCTTTGCGGAGCCGTTGTCGATAATCAGGAGTTCGTCGCAAGATGAACGCGAAATTGTCACGGTCTCGTCAAGCGAGAAATTCAGGTTGCCGCGTTGACGCTTTGCGAGTGAGCCAGCCGGGATCGTCGCGCTATCACCGCTAGTATAGAGGACGGCATCGACGGTGCAGGGCAGGGCCGGTTTACGCGAAACGCCGTTGAAGGCCGCGCGTGCATCGAGTGCAGCGCCTACGGCCTGGTTCGGGTCTAGGCTGGAGTAAATCTCCTGTGCGAGTTCCCAAAGGTCGTTATAGGATAGTGCGAGCTGCGAAACGAGGAGCCCGTTAGGGCTGTCCACGGCGGTTTCGAAGGTTACGCCGAAAACTTGCTTGAACTTGTTTTCAAACTCAACGCGCAATTCCTGGAGCGTCTTTCTATTCAAGCCAGTAGGTGTGACAAATTCGCCCATTAGATAGTACCCTCTGCAATTTCGCCCGCGGTTCCCAGCACCCTAAAATCGACGGTAAGGCGGCGGTGTCTCACGGAAAATCTCAATTCGAGCGAAAGTATGGTTGCCACGCCGTCCACGCCCTTGATAACCGATGCGAGAAGGGCGCGAACCCTTCCGAGGTCGGGATTTTTCTTAAGGATTTCCTCGTAATAGGGAACGCCAACGGAACGGTCAAGAAAACATTCGCCCTTGAAAGTCTGGAGTCGGCATTGTATTCTTTGTGCCAGCAGGGCGGACGGGTCAACCAGCACGGCAATATTGCCGGAGCCGTCAAGACCTATGTCCCAAGTTGCCGTGTCGAGCGCAAGTTGCAATTC